GGATATAGAAAAAATAGCAAAGGCAGAAAGGGATGACCAAAGGAAAGACTGAACAACAAAAAATTCAAGATGAAATAGCAAAAACTAGGATTGCATCTTGGCTTTTACTTATGGGTTTAATTATGTTTGTTTGCATTTTTGCTATGAATATTCGCTCAGATCAAATTGTTCATAAATTTAAATCTCCAAGTTTTAACGGCATAAACACATCAAGTCATTATTTAACAATAGAAAACCAAGAACATACTCGCAAGCTTACAATAAAAGAAGAAATTAAAGCATTACAAGATGAAATAGAAAGGGACAAAGAAAACTCTACACTTGCTAGGTTTATGCGTAATCTTGAATCAAGAGTCTATGCAGAACTATCAAGACAGTTAGTAAATAATTTATTTGGTGAAACACCACAAAGCTCTGGCACTATAACTTTAGAGGGTAATACCATAGAATATACAAGTGATGGCACAACATTAACCCTTACAATAACTGAGTCAGATGGAACAGTCACAACTATCGTTATACCTATCGGTACTTTTACTTTCTAGTTGTTCTTTATTTTACCAACTAGACGATACCTATGAGCAAAGATTTGCAGATAAAGATGTAGTCACAATACAAGATTTACAATCTGTTGATCTTAAAAATGTGCCTTTGCCACAAGTTAGTCCAGTAGTTGCTGTTTATCCAACAGCTTTTACGGATCAGACAGGTCAAAGAAAAAGCAATAGTGAGTTTGCTTTGTTTAGTACAGCTATAACTCAACAACCAAATGCTTTACTGATAAGAGCCTTAAAGGTGCAGTCATATCTTATGAAGCTAACCTAGAAAGTGGCGGTACTGGTGCTAGATATTTAGGTATTGGTAATAGCATACAATATAGAGAGGACAATATAACTGTTAGTTTGCGCATGGTATCTGTAGCAACAGGTGAAGTTTTACTAGAAGTATTAAGTCAAAAAACTATATTTAGTTATGGCAAATCAGAAGATGTTTTTAGATTTGTTGAAGCGAATACTGAACTGGTAGAAATAGAACTTGGAAACGCTAGTAATGAATCATCTACAATAGCTTTGATGAAAGCAATAGAGGGTGGTGTGCTAGAAATAATTGAGACGGGATATGAAAAAAGTTTTTGGATTTTACAAAACAATAACCAAGGAGTAGAATTAGATAATGAAATTAAAATTGATAAGCCTGATTGTGACGCTGACTGCGTTGACGACATACGCGGCTGATAACGAAATATATGTAGATCAATCTGGTACAGGTGCAAATATTGACCTAGAGCAACTAGGTATATCAAATATTATTGGTGGTTTAAATTCTACAGCTGGGGATCTTACAGCCCTAGATTTAGATGGCAACAGCATGACACTAGATATAAACATGATTGGTGCTACTAATAAATTTCTAGGTGACATATTTGCTGATACTTTTACAGGTTTTTATGAGTTTGATGGTGGCACTAATACCTTTACCATTCAAGTAGATCCAACAGATACTTATAGTTCTGACGGATCAAATCAATATGTGGATGTTACAGGTAGTGGTAATACATTTACCTTAAATCAAGGCACAACAGCATTAGCTTCACAACTTGATTTAGACTGGATTATTCAAGGATCAAACAACACAATAACCTCAAACATAAACATTGATGGCGCAACCAACTATATGGATATTGATGGTTCTGATAATACTCTTACCTATACAGGCACAGGCGTTACTGCGTCAGCTGGTGGATATTTTTATTTAGATCACACAGGCGGATCAAGAACTTTTAATATTTCACAACTAAGCACCCAAGACAATGACTGGCTTAAAATCATATCCGTTTCTGGTACTGCTGCTTCTACTCTTTGCGTCATTCAAAACGATCAAGGTACAAGCACAAGCTGCTGATATTGGGGACATATCTGAACTAAACGGCACAGCTGAAATAGTCAGAGATAAAACCTACAATGCTGATCTTGATTTTGCTATACAAAGTAATGATGAAGCAATAACAAAAGATGGCCGTATGGCAATCACCTTTCTTGATGAATCTACTGTCAAACTTACAGAATGGTCTGAGTTAGTTATAGACGAATATATATATGATCCAGATCCAAGCAAAGCAAAAATGGCTCTTACCTTTGGTCTTGGTACAGCTAGGTTTATTACAGGTAATCTTAATCGCATAGATAAACAAAACATAACTTTAAAAACACCAACAGCAAATATAGCAATTCGTGGTACAGACTTTACTGCAACAGTAGATGAACTAGGTAGAAGTTTAATTATTCTTTTGCCAGACGCTTTTGGTTTGTCTAGTGGTGAAATAGAAGTTGTTACGGCTATGGGTACTGTCATACTTAATAAACCATACGAAGCAACTACTGTAAGTGTGTTTGAATCAGCGCCCACCAAACCAGTCATTTTAGACCTGACACTAGACATTATTGATAATATGCTAATTGTTTCACCGCCAAAAGAAGAGGCATTGGTCCAGGAAGAAGCTACTACAACGAAAGCAGATAATGTTTTAGATTTTAATGATTTAGATATAGATTATCTAGCAGAGGATTATTTAGATAATGATAGTTTAGAATTCACTGAACTGGATATTAATTACCTAGATGTAAACTTTCTTGAAGATTTGCTAAATGTATTAGATGCTTTGGCAATAGATGAAGATGAAGATGTATTAGCACAAGCAACTAGCACACAAATTGCTGGTACTCTTTTAGGCAAAGATCCAGACACACAAATAACTGCCTTGATTACTGGTAATGTTGTTAGTTTGCGTAGGCAGGTCAATGAAAGTGTAAGAGTTGATTTAGATGGCAGTAACGCTTACACAGTTATTTTAATACAAGACGGAGTATCTAATATAATAAAAATAAACGGCGGAAGCGATAGTGTTATTACTATCACTCAAAGTAATTAAATGAACAAACTGTTATTACCTTTACTTATAATACTTGTGCTTCCCATAATCTTTGAAAGCACACCAACAGAAATACTGAAACTAAAAGTGTATGACACTTTTGTTCAAACCCCAAAAGAATCTGGCAATTTTGTAATACTGAACATAACAGAAGAAGATATAGAGCGTGAGGGCGGTTGGCCTTTACCCAGACAAAGATTAGCACAGATACAAGTTGATCTTATTAACAATGGTGCAATAGGTGTTGGCTGGGTTGTAAGTTTTCCACAAGAAGATCGTATGGGCGGTGATGAAATATTTGCTGAAACTTTGAAGTTTGCTCCATCAGTATTAGCTATGTTTGAAGATGGCAAAGGTAACTATCCAAGTTCACCAGGCACAGTCGTTATGGGTGAAGATAATGGTGGTATAATTTCTTCGGGTGTGAAGGAGAATCTAAATCTACTATCCACACACACACTACAAGGATTAGCCGTTGCACCCACAGATATTGACAACCTTGTTCGCAGAATACCGCTTTTAGTAAAAACACCAAATAACGAATGGATACCAAGTTTTGGTACACAGATATACAAAGCCTTGTTTGATGTCAAAACTTACATTATAAAAACAAATGATAATGGTATAGAAGAAATATCAATACGAGGAATACCACCAGTTAAGACAGATAGCCTTGGTCGTAAATGGATTAGTTGGGTTGATACACCACAAACTACACTTGAAGAAATGCGCGTTGCTAATAAGTTTGTTTTTGTAGGCGTAACTGCCAACGGAGTGATGCCACAAATTGCAACTCCAGTTGGTTTACTAGAACCACACAAGATCCAGGCTGCATTATCTGAATCAATCTTAATACAAAACTCACCATACATACCTGATTGGTCAAAAGCAGCCGAAATTTTGATTTTGACAATTTTTGTCACTCTGACATGGCTCACAATCAATTATTTCAATGTAGTTAAGGGTGCAAGTATAGTTGTTATTTTCTTGCTCACTACGGGCTTCTCAGGAGTTTTTAGCATCCAAAAGGGCATTTTGTTAGATTTTTCATGGACTTTTGTATCACAAATCTTTACATCTACTATTGCTTTCTATTTAAACTATCAAAAACAATATAAACTGCGTCAGCAGATCAAGAAACAGTTTGAACATTATCTTGATCCTAGACAAGTAAAACAATTACAAGACAATCCAGAACTTTTGAAACTTGGTGGTGAAAAAAGATACTGCACTTTTTTATTTACAGATGTCAGAGGTTTTACAAATCTATCTGAAAAATTACCACCAGAACAAGTGACTGATATTATGAACAAAGTTTTGACAGAGCAAGTAACTTGCATACAAGCGCATGGCGGCATGGTTGATAAATTTATAGGTGATGCTTGTATGGCAATATTCAATGCACCGCTGGACATTGATGAACATGAAAAAAGAGCAATAGCTTGCGCACAAGATATGAAAACAGCTATACATAAATTACAAAAAACTTTAACAGAACCAGTTGCTATAGGTATCGGTGTCAATTCTGGTAAAGCAGTTATAGGCAACATGGGATCAAATACTAGGTTTGATTATTCTGCTATTGGTGACGCTGTTAATACAGCTGCAAGACTTGAATCAGCTACTAAAGAAGTTGGCGAGGATATACTGATTGGTGAAAATACTGCAAAAAATTGTAATTTTGAGTTAAAATCACTAAAACCTATAAAAGTAAAAGGTAAAAAAAATTATTTAAAAATATATACAGTCTGATGACAATAAAAAAAATGACAGTCAAAGATGTTGGAGAAAGGCTTACAAAGTTAGAAACAATATCACATGAGCGTTGGAAAACTGCTTTCAATGAATTTTCAGATATCAAAGAAGAAATCACTAGAATTAATTTAACAATAAAAACTGCAACCTTTGGCGTGTTTGGTTTTCTTGGCGCTTTGTCTATAGCAGTTGTAACATCAATGTTGGTTTAATATGAAAGATTTAATTAAAAATATTGTAGGAGCGGTAGCACCAACTATAGGATCGGCTATGGGTGGTCCATTAGGCGGTATGGCCATGAATAAAATTGCTGATGTCTTAGGCGTGCCTAACGACCAAAAATCTATACAACAAGCAATACAAAATGCTACGCCAGAACAAATGCTAGAACTTAAAAAAGCAGAACAAGAATTTGAAGTACAAATGGAAGAGTTAGGCGTT